CATGGAACATTCCTATATTCGTAATGAGTTTGTGAGTGCTTTTGAAAGCCTTATCAAAAACAAACCTCAAAGGGTTGTATGGGGTGGTGACTATGCCGACTTGTGCAAAGGGTTAAAAACCAATATCTATGACCGTTGCAAAGACAGTAACAAGGTATTGCCTACTGACAGACCCAATATACGTGAAACTCGTTATGTGGTTAACCACAGCAAAAAGGAGTTTGTGGATAAGTACAAGGTTGCTGAAATCAAAGATTGGAAAGGTGCAAAGATACATCCTTTGCCTTTATTGACTTGCGAAGGCAATGGTCGTGGTGGTGGTGACTTTAGGGGTGAGAACAAGTACATTGGAACGTGGGCTAGGGACATCATAAGTGTTGAAAGCAAAAAGCCACAGGGTTATACAGAGATTGTGCCTAATTTTAACGAAGATTAAAAATAAATATAAGAAAAGGTTTGGAATATTCAAACCTTTTTTTTATCTTTGCATTATGAAACAAGAATATCTTAATACCATAACACAGACAGCCACAGGATTACCTGTAAAGAACTTGCGTTGGCTAACCATTGATAATATCATTACAGGGCTAGTAGAGTGTCCTATATTGAACAAAACGATAAGTGGGCAATGGCGTAGGAATGGAACGCCTACCAATAGCATAAAAGGTAGGGCTGAATTAAAGTTGGAAATAAATTTGGAAATGTCAATTTAATTACTTATTTTTGTATTCTAATCAAATAACATTATGCAAAAGAAAACAATAATCAAGAAAATCAAACGTGTTATTACAGAGTGGGGTGCGTTTGGCTGTGGTGAAGTCCCAATGGGTAATGGTGTATCAATAAACTCAATGGGTGACCTTGTAGCCATAGGTGAATACTTTAACAGCAAGACAGTTGAGGTTGAAGTATTTGATACTGGAAGTATGAGTAGCGACAGCATACATACATACGAAGTTAGTTATGAGGATTTGTCAGCAGATATTTTGGCTGAAATTCTGGAACTGGTTGAACAATATGAGGCTGACCAGATACAAACTGAAAAAAGAATCTCAAATTAATTTGGTAGTGTCAATTTAATTCCGTATATTTGCAACATGGAATTAGTAATCATTGAAGTAGAAAGCCCAGAGTGGGAATATATGTGGAACTGGCTAACAGTTCATCCAATCAATTCTGGTCTGGAAGAACCAAGCGTAGCCAGACATCCAGAATCTGGTGAGGCATGGCAGTATATGGGTAGCTTTAAACAAGGCAACAGGGTAATATCAGAATTTCGCCATCGCCATCATCCAGTAACCAATAAAATAGAAGACTTGAAAGTTAGTCATGAAAACTTTGATGTTAATTGTATTAAGAAATCTTTTAAGCTTTAACCCATCTATTATGATAACTACATAAAGGTTGTAAGTTAGAATAATGATTTAGCTTGATTATTTCTTCAATCGTATTGACAGATGATAATTTTACAATATGGTCAATGTCCCACGTTTTATTTGGTTCAAATATACCATCTTTAGGGTTTCCATAATTTCCCCAGTTCATCCAAGGTTGCCATAATGATTCTATGTGTTTTTTAAACTCATCAAAAGAGCAACCTAAAATTATTTCTGTTTTTGTCGGTTTATCAACCCCTTTACGTTTAAATGATTGGTTGATTAGACTTCTAATTGCCGTAATAGTACGAAATAATGGGTCTGTTTGTTTTCTATTGTTTAAATATTGATTTATAGTCGCTCTATTATTACGTCTATACTCTTTACCTTTATCTTTAATATTATCTTTGTTTTTTTGATAATACTGTTTGTTTATTTCTTTTTTCTTATCAGCATTTTTTATACGATATTCAATATCATAAAGACGTTTTTGTTCTTTGTTTTCTTCATGATACTTTCTATCCCTTTCTTTTTTCTTATCAGCATTTTGCTCACGCCAAAGTTTTTCTTTTTGTTTTAATTTTTCAGCGTTTTGTTTACGATACTCAATATCATAAAGACGTTTTCTTTCTTTTTTCTCTTCTGGTGTCATTTTAATTTGTTTTTATTATAAATATTTCGTACCTTTGAAAAGTGATGTCTATGACTAAAAAAAAGTTTAGACACAGGCATCATCCTGTAACCCAGAAGAGAGAAGATTTGAAGGTACAAGCCTCTGGTGAGCTTACACCAGAGCAGATAAAAAAAAGTTTTAAAATTTAAGCAAAAAAATTTGGTAGTGTCAAAAAGTTTTTGTACCTTTGTATTGTTGAAAGAGAAATAAGTTCTTTAAAATATTGGGTTTTTTGGTAATGTACTCCACCTCTGTTAGGTTTAAACACTTTCGAGATACAGCCTCTGTTCTTTACCTATACTTCGGCTCGGTTTACCGACATAGAAGTTAGGTTTGAGCTCTTCGGAGCGAATGTAGATTATGCGTAACTCCACCGACTGTGAGACCTCTGTCACGTTGAAGGGATGCCTCTTACCAAAACCCAAGGGTTCTCTGCCAAGGGACGCAAGTCGATGAGAGGGATTCTCATTGAGCCCAGAAGTGCCGTTGGGTGAATCAGATTTGAGCGTTTGATTCTTTATGGGTCGCAAACTCAACCAGCGGAGCTCACACTTCAAAAAGTAACAATGGGCCCAGCCGCAAATTAAGGTTGGGTCCATTTTATTTTTGTCTATTATCCAGAACATGTTCTGGTCTATATAAAACTGTTGCATGACTGCAATCTGGAGAGTGGTTTCTCCGAGCTGGGTTGTCTCTTCATTGAGGCGGCCCTTTTGCTTTTTAGGGATACCCATATATACACATTTGTGTACATCGGTCCGATTGGCCTAGCAGCCCAGCTCAAGCTCTGGGTCCAGATAACCAGAAGACCAGAATCAGCTTCTGGGAAATAAAAAAGCCCCAGACGAATCTGGAGCTTAAGTTATCTGGTATCTTGTGGTTAAATTTCCTCAGTTTCTCCTGTTTCAGTATCTACTGTAAAGCTCTTGCCTTCTGGAGCTACCTCACGTACATCTACAAACCAGTTAGGATTGTTCTGGATATTAGCGATAAACTCTCTAGCAGCCTCTTCTGGGCTATTGGTATCATAAGTGAATGATACAGTACATTCATACGTTTTTGTCATGATGTGTTAATTTAAAAGTGTATAGAAATAAAAAAGCCCCAGACATTCCTGTCTGGGGTTACTGGTTAATAGATTACTTGCCCATTGCTTTAAGTTCAGCCTTCACACGTTTTGCTGTGTCACCTCTCCATGTACTAGCATTCGATAAGAAGTAAAGGATGATACTATTGCCACTGTCATAACCGTATTTGTCTGTTGGCTTGTCTAAGCTTGACATTGCATCTAGGTAAGGTACAGCACCAAAGTAGATACCATTTTTGGATGTAGCTGTCCAATCCCTTCTGATTTCTTGTGCTATTTCGTATAGCGGACGTTGAGTTGTGTTTGACATGATATATTGTTTGATTAGAATACAAATATAAGGATAATATTTTTAATAACCAAATAAAACAGCAAAAATATTTTTTAAAAAAAGTTGAAAATAAATTTGGAGGTTTCAATTTTTTTATACATCTTTGCACCATCATCAAATCAATCAAAATCATGACACAAGTATCAAACGAAAAAATTCAGAAGTTTATATTAAAGAATAATGACAGGCTTACTACTTATGAAATGGCAGAGGCTTTGAATGTAAAAACTATTAGAATAGGTGGCAATAAAGCATCTTTAAAAAGACAGGGCTTAATAAGTGTAAGTGAGGCAAATGTATCTGTTGACAAAGCTATCAATAAGTTAACAAAAGCTTTATCACCTTATAAATTAAAGAAAGCCAAAGGCGAAAATACCTACATTAACCACAATGGCGAAAATAAAGAAGTGGCACGTAATAAAATGGCTAATGTTATCATTGATAGTAGCATTACAGGGCTTATTCCTACTTTGCCTAACACAGAGTGGGCTATCGAACAAAAGGTTGCTAATGGGCTTAATAACGTGAAATTTTTAGGTATTGAATGTGATGAGGCTACCTATGTTACAATGCGTTCAAACCTTAAAAATACAGGCTTAAATGCTGAAACGTATTTGGGTTACTTTGGCGATAAAGTCTATGGCAAAATTGAAAATAGTTATGCACATCTTATTATGGATTATTGTGGTGAATTGCATACAATAAGCAAAGAAGTTGAATATGCTATTACCAATGATTTGGTTGTGGTTGGTGGTTGTATGTGTGTTACGTTTGCCAAACCAATGAGAGGCACAACGCCACAGGCTGAAAAATTAAAAGGGCTTGCGGCTATCAATAATGCAGATGACAGATGTATGTCAGACAGGGCTATTGAGGCTTATTTTAACAAGGTTACAGGTTGGAACTACGAAGTGGTTGAATTCTTTTACTACCAAGATACGTATCCGATGACTTTGGTAATTATCAAAAGAATAAAATAAAGTTGCAAATAAATTTGGAAGTGTGAAAACTTATTCTTATCTTTGTATTATAATCAAACAATAAAACAATGGTAAAGACAAGAGAACAAATGATTGAACTATTAGAGGTGAAATACCCTAAAATGTTCTTACGCACCACTGAAGAATTCGGTGGTTGGAAGGGTGGAATTTGGTCAAGTGGTGAAGATAGATTACCAGCCAAAGATGGCTACCCATTATTCAACCACTATGGTGAAGGCAAACGTTACGAGTTGGGAGTGCATACTGAAATCTACAACTTTTTAGAGAAGCATGGTTGGTTTGCTGAATGGCATGATTGCGGAACAATAATGTTTTGGATAATCTAAAAAAACTTTAAAAAAGATTTGGAATTGTGAAAACAATTCCTTATCTTTGTCTTAACAAAATCAAAAACAATGAAAGTAAAAGTAAGCATGATTATTCTAAGCCACTTGTCAGATATACAAGAAGATTTGACAGCCCCACAGACAAACACACGTATCAACTTTGTCAAGTACTTGGTACTGAATTACAAAGATACCAACACCGAAGTTGACCCATATGTCGTTTATAAAGAATTTATAGCCAAACATTCAAGTTTGGTAAACGCTTGATGATTGATGAAGCAATTGGGGCCTATTGGCTCCTTTGCTTTTTGGTGTTAGGTTAAAGTAGGGGCATAGTGGAGTATACCTCCCGATTCATCATCGTCTCGTTCATCAATTGAACAATACAAAGATAGAAAAAAGAATTGACATTTCCAAACTTTTATACAAAAATATTTTTTAAAAATAATCAAAAATAAATTTGGTAGTGTCAAATTAATTCCTTATCTTTGTATTCTAATCAAATAAAATAATTATGTTAGCATTACTATTAAGTGTTTTTAGCAAAAAAGAAATTACTTGTGAAACCAATCCTCGTTGCAACTTTAGAGTTGTTTATCCATTTGAGGGGTATGAAAACTTATCTTTGGGTGAACGTTTTGATGTGATAGGACAAGGTATGATAGAAAACAAAGTCATTATGAAAAAATAATTGCAAAAAGATTTGGAAAGTAGAAATACTTTCCTTACCTTTGTATTCTAATCAAATCAAATAACAATGGCTAACCAACATAAACTAGCACAAAGACAAATCAGTACCAATGGACACACAATAAGTGTAGGTTTAACAGGTAATATAGGTTATGTGAGTATAACTGATAATAACCTTTATCCCGATAGTGATAGTCGTACTGAAAGACGTGATTTAGGGTTTAGTTCAATGATGATACCACTAATGACGAGAGAACAGCTAAAAGATTTAAAGACAGCTATTGATGAAGTTTTAAAAAATTCTAAATAAAAATTTGGAAATACCAAATCTTTTCCTTATCTTTGTATTCTAATCAAATAATAAAAATATGCAAATCATTATCAACAATCAAAAGTTTCCTTACGATATGGGTTGTCGTTTGTTGAAGTTGAAACACAAAGATTGCCCAATGGCTGAACTTGAAGATATTTGGAACGATATTGTTCCTTTGACATTCAAAGATATTGCCAAACTACCTAATTTGGAACAACGTAGAGTAGGTGTATTATGCTTGGGGTTGGAACGACTTGCAAGTGAAGTTCAACCAAAATTATTGAGCAAAAAAACACTAAAAAAATCTACTAATTGGGTAGATGAAAACGGAAAACTTGTTACAACAAAATTCAATGATACCTATGAACTTTACGAGGTAAGTGGTGAGTATTTTAACGAGGGGTTGCAAGGTTGGAATAAAATGGAAAATGCTTACTTTGTGAAACTGAAAGATACATCAACTGATAGAAACTATTTTATTTGGGTTGAGCCACAAAGTGTTTATAATACCAATAATGAAAATCGTTGGGAGTATGATATTAAAAAAATCAATGCTATCCAATGTATTGCTTGGACTATCCAAACCAACGTACCACAAGGTAGCATTGAAAAGATTATCCGACAAGGTGATTGCGTATTAATCAAACCCAATGGCAAATACAAACCTTTGGATAGTGCAAGACACTTGACTGAAAAAGAATATAAGGAACTTTTGGTTGCTGAAAGTTGATTGATTGATAAAAGGGTGGAAATTTATTTTCCACCTTTTTTCATAAAAAATTTGGATTTTTCAAATAAATTGCTTATCTTTGTATCATAATTAAAAAATCATATCAAATGAAACGTAACGTAAAAAAACAAACACTATTGAAAGGTGAGGGTGCAAACCAACATACCTTGTATGGCGAATTTGCCATTGAAAAAGAAACTACCGACTTTGCTGACCTTGTTGTAAAAAAGGATAGCTTATTGAAACACGAAATGCCCAATGGTTCTTGGAGTAACGAACATCAAACCCTTGCAGTTGAAAAGGGTAATTGGGTAATGGGTAAACAAGTTGAGTACAATCCATTTGACCAAAAAATTAGTCAAATTTGGGACTAAAAAAATGAAAAAAGATTTGGAAAAGTGAAAACTTTTCCTTATCTTTGTATCATAATCAAATCAATCAATTATGGCAAATCCAATGATACATTCAAAATCCAGCGTTAAGCGTTGGGGTGGAAAAGTAGAAGATTATTTAGCTATCCACGAACTTATTGATAGTCCAAAAGCTACAATGAACAACAATTCAGCAAGGTTATTAACACATAATACTTGGTTTGCATACACTATCATTCCAAAGATTTTTGGGTATAATATAATCAATTCCGATGGCAGAAGTGTTGATAGTGTTGATATTGCTATGCTACATATAGCAGAAGATTTTAGAATGAAATTTGTACCAACACCACAAGATTATTTGAAGCACGTTGTAGTTCAACCCTGGTTTAACAATGCAGTAAAAAACATTGACAATCCCGAAGCAGAACAAACTGCAAAAGAATTTTTAGAAAAAATTAGCCAATAATTTGGTAATCTCAATTTAATTACTTATCTTTGTATCATAATCAAAAATCATAAACAAATGGCAGAAAATATTATCAAAATTTGGAAAGAAAAAAACATTGACCACGTTAATTTTAATTTTAGTTGTGGTGGTGATAGTATGAATGACACAAGTATTGAAATCTTTGACAAAGAGGGTGAGTTGGTACAAGATAGTGAACTTGAAACATACTTTGATGACAAAACCTACAACAACGTAGAGTTTTATGTAAATTCTGACGGACATTATCAAGGTGAGTTTGGAGTGGTAACTATTGAGTTTGATGAAGATGAAAACGATTTTACCTACTCAAAATCTTCATCAAGTGAATGGAGTGAAAGTTCAGTAAACGAAGCTGAAATTGAACTTACTGATGAAGAAGCTAAATTTGTGGCTGACTATGTACTGAATATCAATGGTGGTGAAGATGATATACAAACCAATTACAAAAAGGACTTTATCCTTACCAACGAGCAAGAAGAAACTTTGAAAGGGTTGGAAGAAAAAATATCCGAATTTGCCCAAGATTATACACCGAATGATGTTAAGGGTGAAATAAATGAGTGGCATACCTATACTACAAATGAAGAGGGTGAAGAGTTGAAACTTGTAGATAACGTACTTACGTTAAGTATAACCAAGAGTTTTGATGTTATCAAAGAAGATTAAAAATAAACGAAAAAAGATTTGGAAAAGTGAAAACTTTTCCTTATCTTTGTATTATTAATCAAAACAATCAACCATGGCAAAAATTAGTAAAAAGTATCTAGAATTAGAACCTAATCCAAGAGCAACACATTTAAAAGTTGAAGTATATTATGACAAAGGTGGTGCAAATTATTTTACAGGTGGCGTTGAATCTAGAGGTATCAAATTATCTGTGTCGCCAGTTAGTAGAACAGAAAATTCTGAAAGTTATGCAGCTTTTAGTGGCTTTAAAAAGCATTTAAAAGATATGGCAAGGTTCAGTCAAAAGGCTTGTGATAACTTTGTAGTAGATGCAAACGAAGAAAAAACTTTAATTGATGCAGTCCTAATACAAAACGGAATTAAAATAAAATAAATTTGAAAAAAGATTTGGAAAGTAGAAATACTTTCCTTATCTTTGTATTCTAATCAAATAATAAAAACGATGAAAGTAATATCAGAAGTTATTTTAATGTGTTGTATTGCATTGACATTAGTAAGTCTTATAGTTTACAATGTGATTGTGCATGGTATTCACAACTTTTAGATTGATTGAAAAAAAGTGGCATTATTATTTGGTAATGTCATTTTTTTTTCTTATCTTTGTACCATAATCAAATCAAACAATCATGAAAAAAGTAACAATACAACAATGGGCAAATATTTTGAAGGTATTAGCAATCTTAGGTACTATTGCAATCATTTATTCAGTAACATTTTAATCTAATCAATCATGACAAAAGAGCAACAATTAGAACATCGTTTAGCCATGGTAGCTGACGATTTAAAAGTAATCAGAAAATTCATCGCACAACGAGGTTTAACCGAGGCATTCCAAATGCGTTCATCAACATCAGATGAAGCCTTTACGAACCTTAACAACATCGAAATAGCCTGTGATTTAACAAGCAATGAATCTTTGACTTGGGGTTTTTATAACTATGAAGAAGTGAATGAAATCATCAAGAAACTGAAAGCTATTGATATTGATGGAGAGAGAATGCAGTATATCCTTGAAAAGGTTGGTATGAGTGACCAAATGCACCGCCAACTTATAATGACAAAAACAATTGCAGATACTGAACTTTTATTAGAAGAAAAATCAAGTATGTTTGACAAAAAATAATTGAAAAAAGATTTGGAATTGTGAAAACTTTTCCTTATCTTTGTATTCTAATCAAATCAAATATCATGACAACAGTAGGAAAACTAATCGAATTACTAAGTGCTTACCCTAAAGATATGGTAATCACAAACGAACAAAATCAGCCATTTATCCACATGGTTAATGGAAGTGAAGAAAGTGTAATTTTATCAACAACAAAACCCATTGGATATTGTAATCGTAGTGGTGAATATGTTTACCCATCAGTTGTTGAGGGCTATTCAGCTTATAGCCCCGAATTAGATGAAGACCTTTACGATATAGAGTGGACACCATTAGAAAAATAATTGAAAAAAGATTTGGAAAAGTCATTTATTTTCCTTATCTTTGTATCATAATCAAATCAAATAACATTATGCAATTTATTAGCAAAGTAGCCGCAGTTGAGCTTATCAACCAATCCAAAGGTAAAATCTTCACCGCTGAATTCAGAAAGAAAGACAACACCACACGAGTAATGAATTGCCGTTTGGGTGTAACCAAAGGTGTAACAGGTAGTGGTATGGCTTACAATCCAAGTCTTAAGGGGTTAAAGCCAGTGTATGATATGCAAGTCAAAGAATGGCGAATGATTAACCTTGACACTATTACAAGGCTAACAATCAAAGGTGAAAATTATCTTGTACACTAAAAAATAATTGAAAAAAGATTTGGAAAAGTGAAAACTTTTCCTTATCTTTGTATTCTAATCAAAACAAACAACTATGTTCAAATCAACATTAAGAAAAGGCTTTCAAATTACTTTTGAAAACGGGTGGACAATATCTGTACAATGGGGTTATGGAAACTATTGTGATAATAGAAGTATATCACAAGACGGATGGAACAACACAAAGGACTTGGAGAGTAAAACGGCAGAAATTGCCATGTGGGATAAAGACGATAAATGGTTTGACTTTGGTACTGATGAAGTTAAAGGCTATTGTTCGGCAAATGAAGTGGCAGAGTGGATTGACAAGTGTAGCAAATTTTAACAAAAAAGATTTGGAAAAGTGAAAACTTTTCCTTATCTTTGTATTCTAATCAAAAACAAAAGATATGAGCAATATTAGATTTATTACAGTAACCAACAATTACAACCAAATGATTGGAACCAAAATGGTTTTAAGTGTCAATGGTATTCAAGGTATGTATCCACATGAAGATGGTATAGGTAGCACATTAAAGCACGATTCACATAACAATGGTGGTTATAAGGTTGTTGAATCAGTTGAAGAAATTTTGAAACTTATTGAGCAATCAAGAGCAATTTAAAAAAGTTGAAAAAATATTTGGAAATGTGAAAACTTTTCCTTATCTTTGTATTCTAATCAATTAAATAAATTATGGAAAAATTTGAAATTGTATCGGGAACACTTGTTTGTTCCGACCCTTGCTACTCAATTCCGACTTGGTGTCAAGGTATCGTAGAAAACGTAAAGAAAGGCACTTGGGTTGCTGACGTTGAAGAAGATGAATCTTGGGGTCGTAGAATAGCTGAATTACGTATTAACCACGTAAATCATTTTCTATCGGGTAAGTTTGAAGAAATGCCTTTTAGTGCTGGGGTTGATAGTGGGCAATTTGGCTTCTTTGACAAAGAGTTTTATCGTAATGATGAGAAAGCAAAAGAGTTAAAAAAACACAATTTTGGTGATGATTACGATACGGAAGAAGGTGATGAGTGGTATCGTGCTTGTGCTGATATTACCTTGGCTGATGAACAATGGGGTGTATTACCTAATGGTGTTGTATCTTCATCGGGTTTTGGAGATGGCTCTTATCGGGTATTTGGGCAAAAAGATAGCAATGGTGAGTATGTGGCATTCCAAGTAGTTTTTATCGAAGCAGAAGAAGATGAAGATGAAGATGAATGGGGTGAAGATGAATAAAAATTAATTACAAAAATATTTGGAAATGTGAAAACTTTTCCTTATCTTTGTATCATATTAATCAACAATCAAAATAAATAAAATTATGTTAGAAACAGCAACACTTACACCACAAGAAAGAAAAGAAAATTTTATCCAAAGCCTTCAAGAAAGAATAGAAGGTTGGTTATCGGGAGATGCTCTAACCACCACATTTACAACTTCATCGTGTGCACCGTCTTATGGTTGGAGCGTTGAGGAGTATATGTATATGCCGATTGTGGCTGACCGATTGAGAAAGAAAGGATACTCAGTATCGTCTTCGGTAAATTGGGGTGTTACCGATTGGGTAATCGCAGTATAAAAATAATGATTGATTAAGATTGGAGGGATGAAAATTCCTCCTTTTTTATTTGGTAGTGTCAATATAATTCCTTA